ATTGTGGGACTTGTTTTGAGTTTACGTGAATGAAGCTTGTATATAGATTTTAATATGAAAATGAGCGAAACAAAAAACTTTCGAATGACAGAGCGAGAAGAATTACAGAACAACAAGACAAAATTAGAAATTTAACGTTAGAAAATGCCAACTTGAAAAAAGGTATCTCTAAATCAAGTTTAGATATTTTGAACGGTAATTCAGATGTTCTTTACAATGTAAAACACTCTACTGAAATACTAGACGCATTTAACAATATTGTTTTAGGCTTATTTAAATTGTCTGATGAGGAACGTGTATTTAATACCATAAACGTAAATACAGACACGATAGATCAATACAAAAATATAGAAAACGAAATCGGAATGGAACTAAATGAATTAGCAGGAAAGATAGGAATTATGAGAAATCTTATTTTTGCGGAAGTGATTGATTGGCATAAGATGAGTGACTATATAATTGACAGGATGGAGGAATCAGAATGAGTAAAAAATGGTTAGAGGGAATAAAGGAAAAAGTCAATCATCATGGTCACTTAGACAGGTTGGTGTAATCATGCAGCCAACTTTACACAAAATTATGAAACGCGCACACATGATTAACGAGTTGAGAGACCGATTTAATTATACGAACGTAGAAGAAAAAGATGACGATCAGTTACTCAGAATACTCACGCATCTACGTGCAAGAGATATTGACCACGATCATCCGAGCGATAAATGGTTTTGAAAATAGGGACAGAATAGGGACAGAATATGGACAGAAAGGGGACAAATGAGATGTTTATAAAATTGACAGAATTTTATACTGAAAAGGATTTATATTTGAATGCGGATAAAATCGAAAGTTTAAACGGAAGTAAAGGGCGAGGAACCGCGATAACCCCTACCGGAAGCCAAGGCGAGTTTAACGTGTATAAAGTCAAACAATCACCAGAACAAATAATTAAAATGATTGAGGAGATGAAGAAATGAGCGATCAATTAGAACGTCTAAAAGAAAAAAGATTAGAAGTTTTAGAAGCTATCAAACCAATATGTGAAGCTTATAGAATAGATGATTATGATTATGAGATTGAAACGTATGGACAAAGAGAGGTTTTAAGAATTTACGATACGTTCATAGGTTGTTCTTGTAATTCTATTTTCGCTGTTAAACAAGAATTAACAGGATACATCTTTTTATCGATGTGGAAAAATAGAAGCTTAGGAGCTTTTAGTCCGCAAACAAAGAAAGTGATTAAACGTTATTGGATTGAGGAGATGGAGAAATGAAATACAGTGAATTTGAAAAAGAGATGAATAGTTTAGGGTTTAAAGTCGAACATGAAGAATACGGTATCGTTCTAAGGAACGCGAGATATGGAATTCTTTTGACATTGAGCAAAGTAGAAGTATTTGTTATTGATAGTAATTTCAGCGCTTTTACAAACGAAGGTAGTAGAGAAAAGAGAACTATTATTGAAAATGCTGTAAAGCTAGCAAGCACACCAATCGAAGAACGAGAAGAAGAAAAGCAGTATAGATTGAAATTTGAAAACAATCTAAAAGAGATTTATGTTCTTTTTAATGAATCGACATCAGATTGGACTTACTACGATAACGGTAAATTTGTAGGCAACAAGAATAAAAAGGCGATATTCACAGAATCCGAGTTAAAAGATATTGATGAAACAGGATTTGTTAGAGAGGAAGTGACAGAATGAGTGTATTTAGGTGCATAAAAGAATTCGAAGTCGATGAACTTGATGAAAACGAATCACCAACAGGGAATGATGTCATAGTCGAAAAAGATACTTTCTGGGAGCTTGAAGAAGAAGCGTATATAAGCGATGTAAGACTTGTAAAGTTAAAAACTTTCGAGTGGTTAGAAATATGTGAAGAAACTTTAAATGAATATTTTGAGGAAGTGACGGAATGAAAGAAATTAAATTCAGAGGTAAACGCTTTAAAAGTGATGAATGGGTTTGCGGTAGTTTAATAAAAATGGACGAAAGAGGTTATCAAAGTTTTATTTTCGAACATTACAACTACTCGTCATCGCAAAGTTGCGGCGCGATCGTCGGAAGGAATATGATTCCGATAAAAATTGAAACTATTGGTCAATATACAGGACTTAAAGATAAGAACGGTGTTGAGATCTATGAGGGCGATGTTTTGTTTGATGAACATTGTGATGTGTGTGGTGTCGTCACATTCGAAGAAGGTAAGTTCTTGTGCGAAACAGAAACTTATTCAGATGACTTGTGGGAAGTTTGTGATTACATGGTTGTTGTCGGAAACATTTATGACAATCCGGAGTTAATCGAATGAAACAGTCGCAAAAAGTAGCGGGCTTACTCTTACATGATGCAGTGAGTATGTTAAAACGATCAGATAAACGAATAGCTGAGTTAGAAAAAGAAAACGAACAATTAAAGAAAGACAACGCAATACTGTATAAACAACAAACAAAGATACAAACGAGAGGAATGTGAATATGGACTTTAAACAATTATTTGAAACACAATTAAAACTAGACTATCGCATCAAGAAAGAAAAGGCCTTACACGGTATACCACTGACAGAAAACAAAATCCTAGCGTTACTGGTTGAGATTGGCGAGATGACTAATGAGTGGAGAGGATTTAAGTTTTGGAGTAACAATCAAGAACCTAGAACGAAATTAGAGTATCTTTGTCCGATTTGCGAAGGCGCCGGTTCTTTGTATAAAACTGGCGGTGAATATGCGCTTGGTTTATCTGAAAAAACATGTGAAGATTGCGACGGAGAAGGAAAAATAGGTGAAAAAAATCCCCTGCTAGAAGAATATGTTGACGTGCTGCACTTTTTATTAAGCATTGGAAACGACATTGGTTATACGACATATACAGCACTTAAACCGACGAACGAGAAAATGACGGTACAAAAGCAGATACTAGAATTATATGACTTCACAGCTATCTTTATGAACAGTTTAACATTTGATGAACAAGTCGCGCGTGATCCGTATCAAGAACTGTTCAACCGATTCTTGAATTTAGGCCGTTTGCTAGGATTCACACTTGAAACAATCGAAGAAGCATACTACAACAAAAATAAAATCAATCATGAGCGACAGGACAACGGCTATTGAAAGCGACAAAGAAACTCACAGCAGAAACACGCATACAACTAGCACACGACATGTTAATAGCTTCTAAGGACGGATATAAGCCGGTAGGCGATATTAAACGTGAGGAGTATAAAAGTTCTTATGCTAATTATAGCGGTCGTTTAAAAGACGAATATGGACATAAATACTATACTTACATGCAAAAGGAGTTAAACTAATGACGGATAACTTAAAACAAGCATACGACATAGCCATAAAAATATATAACGGTCACATAGATGAGTTAGAAGCTGAACTTAAAGTTAAGAACGTCATAATTATTTTAATGTTAGGGGTGATCGCATGGCTTTTATTTTAAAAAAAGTAGCGAATGTTAAATTTAAAACAGGTGATTTCCCTACATTTAACTATCGTTATATAAGTTGTTATAGTCATCCACCGTGGGAATTTGATACAACGGACGATAGAAAAAAAGCCTATATATTCGACGAAGAAGATGACGACATAGAACATTTATTAGATGTTTTTACGAGGGAGGATATAGATGATATTTGAGATAAAAGGCGAGCTACCGACGATGAACGAGATAATCAAAGTAGCAAAGGCTCACTATGGCGCATACGCAACGATGAAGAAGAAAAACACGCAACGAGTAGTAGAACAATGCAAACGCTTAAAACCGATTGAGCGAGCAGATATAAGCGTCACATGGTACTGTAAAGATAAGCGCAAGGATAAAGACAATATAGCGACAGGCATAAAATTTATACAGGATGGCCTAGTTGAAGCGGGCGTATTGAAGAATGATGGTTGGAAAGAGATAGGTTGTATACGACATTTCTTTGAAGTAGACAAGGATAATCCTAGAATAGTCGTTGAGTTGACAGAGTTTTAATGATATAATGAATATGAAATTGTCATACACGTTTGGGCAATTTCCTCCTTTGGTAAAAAGCGCTTATTCAACTGGAATAGGTGCTTTTTCTATGTTATAATAAAGGTGTTGGTGCGGAAACACTAACGATCGCCGCGCGGAAACGTGGCAATTATAAAAAGATAGTATGTATATAGACATCACTATATGTTACAAGAGGGCTTACATTCGTTTGTAAGTCTTTTTGTATTGACAAATGTTGATAAAGTTGTTATAATGTGCGCTTTTGTGTTATAATGGTAGTAAGAGGACAGCGACCGTACATCGTTTCCCGAAACCTACATGAGTAGGGATTACTCTTAATAAAACTATGTAGGAGTAGATAAGATGACAAACAAAAACGGAAGAATAAACCGATCGCTTAAGAGTTTTTCGCAATTTAGTGTTTATGAAAAAGCGGAGGTGATTAAATGGTTAAAGTCGTAAAAGACAACCCGAAGAATAAACAATTCGCGAAAGAAAAAGACTTGCAAACACACATAACAAAAAACATTAAAAGGTTTTTTTCTGACGTTGTTGGTGATGAAATGATTTATTTTGAAACCGAAAAAAACATACACGAACAAGAAACACGCTCACCAAGACCTAGTAGGGTAGACATCTATGTGTCGTGCAAAAAAAACGATTATATTTTAGAGTTGAAAAATCCCAAAGGTAAAACAGAAAACACCGCTGGGATAGGGCAATTACTTAAATACGCAACAATGATTGAAAAAGATGTGAAACTTTTGTTGATAACTACAATGTTTGATAACGAGTTAGGTAGAGCGATAGAAAAATTTAAACTCCCTATAAGGTATTTTTATATAGATAAGGAAAGCGCTTATGAATATAAAGGGGAGGTGATGTAGTGGCTGGAGGAAGAAAAGGAAAATATGCCTATTGGATAACTGAGGAGGGTTTGACAAAAATTGAAGGTTGGGCGCGAGATGGATTAACTAACGAGCAGATTTCTCATAATATCGGCATAACATCGGCAACCTTATACGAATGGCAAAAAAAGTATGTTGAAATAGCAGACACCTTAAAAAAGGGAAAGGAAGTCGTTGATAGACAAGTAGAAAACGCTTTGTTAAAAAGGGCGTTGGGATACAGGTATGAAGAAGTGACGAGAGAGTTATCAGAAAGTGGTGATCTATCAATAACAAAGATTGTCACCAAAGAAGTTCAACCTGATACAACCGCGCAAATTTTTTGGTTAAAAAACAGAAAGCCGGACGATTGGCGAGAGAAGCCGGATAAAGTCTTTACAGAGAGAGCAAAGGCTGATACAGAGTTGGCGAGAGAGCGTATTAAGTTAATTAAAGAAACAACAAAAGACACAAGTCTATTAGACGCATTAACTGAAGCGTTACAAGATAAATAAGGGGGGGTGGTTTTACCTTGTTCACTTTTTCAGATAAACAGAAAGAAATCATACAACGTCCATTCAATAAGACGTTAGAAGTTAACGAGGGTACTTAACCCCTAGAAGCGGAAAGACAACAGCAGGACACTTTAGATACGCTTCTTACTTGACAAAAACAGAAGATGAAAACCATTTAATATTAGCTTATAACCAAGAACAGGCGCACCGTTTATTTATCGAGGGCGATGGAACAGGTTTAAAACATATATTTGGCGATTTAGCTAAGGAAAAGCATAGTGATGATGGTGACTATTTAGAAGTAACGACAAAAAAAGGCGTTAGGCGAGTTTTCTACAAAGGTGGAGGGAAAGCTGATAGCCATAAAGCATTTCAGGGTATGAGTTTAGGTAGTGTCGTCTTTTGTGAGATTGATCTGTTGCATATGAGCGCAATACAAGAATCGTTTAGACGTACATTCGCTGCTAAAGATAGATACCACTTAGCTGACTTAAATCCACCCGCGCCACATCATCCGGTTATCAAAGAAGTGTTTGACGTGCAAGATACAAGATGGACACACTGGACGATTGACGACAATCCGATTATAAAAGGTAAGCGTAAAGACGAGATTAAAGAAACCTTGTCTAAGAATCCATATCTATATAAACGAGATTGGTTAGGCCGGAGAGTAATTCCAACAGGCGTTATATATTCAATGTTTAACCACGACGAACACATAAAAGAAGCGATTGAGGGTAAACCTATCGAAATGTTTTTCTCGGCCGATGGCGGACAATCTGATGCAACAAGTGCAAGTTGTAATATCGTTACGCGCATGAAAGACAAGACGTTTAGATTGTACAGGGTAGCACATTATTATCACAGTGGTGCTGACACAGGCCAAGTTAAAGCTATGAGTGTATACGCTAAAGAGATAAAAGAGTTTATCAACTGGTGCAAGAATGAGTATGATATGTATTTCTCACATGTATTCGTTGACCCCGCGTGTAAGAGCTTAAGGGAGGAACTACACATGATTAACATAGATACAGATAAAGCTGATAATAACGCAAGAGAAGCGAAAGGCACAGGTAAAGGAATTGAGATAGGCATAGAGCGTGTTCAAAATGCATTGACTGATGGATTGTTTTATTTAGTAGAGAACGACACATACGATCACTATCATTTCTTGAAAGAAATCGGCATGTATGCACGAGATAAGAATGGTAAGCCTATCGATGACTTCAACCATGCGCTCGACGAAATGAAATATAGTTGCAATTACTTCTATAAACGATACGTCTTATAAGGTGGTGAATCAATGTTTGAGAAAGTTAAAGATACTATTAGGGGGTGGCTAAGTAAATTGGGAATCATCAAAGAATTAAACGACATACGCAATCATAAGAAAGTGCATATCGACGAAGAAGAATATAATCGCATTGCTTTGTGGACTGATTTGTACAGAGGTTATCCAGAAGATGGCGAACACGAATACAGTTACAAATTATTGTCTAAGTCAATGACAAGACGACTACTAACGGTGAATATGCCGAAGATGGTAGCCAAAGAAATGGCGACGTTAGTGTTTAACGAGAAAGTAGAATTTAACGTAGATAACGACATATTCGACGACTACTTGCAAACAATACTGAAAGACAACAAGTTTTATTACAACATGCAATCGCATTATGAAAGAGCGTTAGCAACGTCAGGCATGGTGATTAAACCGTATGTGCAAGACGATAAAATTAAACTAAGTTTTGTAAGCGCGTTAAACTTTTTCCCGACCGCGTGGGAGAATGGAAATATCAAAGAGGGGTTTTTCACTAACCGCTTCAAGCGTGGCAAATATCATTACACGCATATTGAGTGGCACGAATGGGAAAACGAACGGTATCGGATCACGAACGAATTGTATCGTTCAGAATATGATGACAAGCTAGGTATTAGAGTATCGCTTGCAGAAGCGTTTGACGAACTAGAAGAAGTTGTCTACTTTAACGGACTAGATAAAAATACAATGTTTGTTTATATTAAACCAAACGAAGCGAACAACTTTAATAGCGATAGTCCGCTAGGTGTATCGATTTACGCCAACGCATTAGATACTATCTATACGATTGATAGAATGATAGACAGTCTTAATCGTGAGTTCGTGCTTGGTAAGAAACGCATTATTGTCCCTGCCAACATGGTTAAGACAGTAACGGATAATAACGGAAACTTAGTAAGATACTTTGATACAGAAGATGAAACGTACGAAGCTTTTAATGGTGGTGGTGATATGGAAGCTAACAATATCACCGATATTAAAGTAGAGTTACGGGTAGACGAACATATCAGAGCAATCGAATTAATGTTAAAAATGTTAGCGACACAAACAGGATTCAGCAGCGGGACATTTTCTTTTGAAGATGGTGGAGTTAAGACAGCGACAGAAGTTGTGAGTGAGCAAAGTAAGACGTTTAAAACAAAGCAGTCGCATGAAGTGTTACTAGCGGAAGCGTTTAAAGACTTAGTAGACTTGATCGCGTATCTTACGCAAGCGTTTAATTTAGGTGCGGTGCCAGAATATGAAGTGGCCATCAAGTTTGATGATAGTATCGCAGAAGATAAGACGGCAGAACAAGCGCGTATCATCACACTAGTACAAAACAAGCTGATGCCGAAAATTAAAGCTATTGCCAAAGTAAACGGCCTTACTGATGAAGAAGCGCAAGAATGGTTAGAAATGATAGATGGTGAAAACAGAATGATTAGTGGCGGTGACCCAGGACTGTTTGGAGATGAATAAGCAACGTATCGATCAACTATCTGTTGCGTTTACTGATATATACTTAGAGTTAGAAACTGACTTACTTGTGAATATAGCTGAAAAGCTAGCGGAAGCGGATATAGACGATATAAACACGTGGTCTATTGAGGTACAGAACAATCTAGCAACATTGAGCAATAGCAATAGAGAACTAATCATCAACAAACAAGCAGGCGTTGAACGTAAGTTACTAGAAACGATTGAAAAAGCAGGTTTTGAATCAGTTGACGAATTCGAGGACTTTCTAAGTGAACAAGCTGAAAAAGGGCGATTAAACACAGCGCCACCGATTAGAGAATCCAATCAACTAGCTAGCATTATTACAACGGTTCTAGAAGAAGCGAAAGAACGCGTGAACATCGTAAATACAACGATGTTACAACAGTCAGAACAGGCTTACCTTGATATAGTCAACAGAGTAACGAATGAGGTCACGGTAGGCTTAAAAACACCACAGGAAGCACTAAGACAAGTGGCTAGTGAATGGGCTGATATTGGCATACCTGCATTAATAGACAAACGAGGTCGCAGATGGTCAACAGAAGCATACGTAAACATGATTACACGCACACAAGTTAACAACGTCGCTAATGCTATGCAAGATGAACGATTTAAAGAATATGGTGTGGACTTAGTTGAGGTATCGTCGCATGCTGGCGCAAGACCAGGTTGCGCACCATATCAAGGGAAAATATATTCAGTAAGTGGCAATAGTAGACGATTCCCACCATTGTCTGAAACGAGTATAGGGGAACCAGCAGGATTGTTTGGAGTTAACTGTGGTCACGTGAAATATCCATATGTGCAAGGGGTTTCCAAAAAGACGAATATACGGTATAATAAAGAAGAAAACAATCGCATTTATAAAGAATCGCAACAACAGAGATACATCGAAAGACAAATACGCAAGGCGAAACGCGAACAATTAATGTTAGAAGCGTTAGGAGATAACGAAGGTGTGGCAATCGCAAAACAAAAAGCAAGAGCGCAGCAAAAGAATATGCGTGAGTTTATCGATAAGACAGATAGAACACGTAGACGTAACAGAGAGCAAATTGTCTAGGAGGTGATGGCTTGTTAAACAAGAAAGAGATTAAAGAACTTGAGCATCGTGTCACTGTGTTAGAAAATCAACTGATTAACTTATCGATGGAAGTAGCAAAACTGAAACAAGAAGAAAAACCAACTTATCTAGCGTAGAGAGGTGGTGATCTAATATCTCGTTAGTTACATACGTTAGTAACTTGTCCTAAACACGACATTAAACTGTTAAATCCTATCGTGTTCGCAACACGTTAAAACAGCGTAAGGAGATGCTATTATGAACAGAGAACTACTTAAAGAATTAGGCTTAGAAGATGAAGCGATTAATAAAGTTATGTCGGAATACGGTAAAACAGTGAATGAGTTAAAAGAAAAGGCGGAAAAGTACGATACTTTAGAAGCACAAATCAATGATTACAAAACTCAACTGGAAGAACGTGACGAGCAACTCAACGCTTTATCTGAAAAAGCCAAAGGTAATGAAGAATTGACTAGTCAAATTGAAGAATTGAAGCAACAAAACGAACAAGTGAAAACAGAATATGAAGAAAAGTTAACAAAGCAACAATTTGACTTTAACTTAGATAAGACGTTATCAAGTGAAGTTAAAAACACGAAAGCAGTGAAATCGTTGTTAGACTTAGATACAGTTAAGTTTGATAACGGTGATTTTATTGGACTAAAAGAGCAAGTAGAAAAATTAAAAGAAAGCGATCCTTATTTGTTTAAAGAAGCGGAAGAAGAAAAGAAACCATCTTATTCAACAGGCGACCATAAAGGCGAAGTGAAAACAGACGGACTATCTTCTTTACGTAAAGCAATGGGATTGCAATAGGAGGAATTTAAATGGCAAACACGATTAATTTAATTGAAAAGTATGTACCACTTTTAGATGAGGTGTACAAAACAAACGCACTAACAGCTAACTTAGATGCACCGGCTGACTTGATTCGAGAAACAGCGGACGCTAAGACGATTCTTTTAGCTGACATGGTATTGCAGGGGCTTGGTGACTATGACCGTGCTAACGGATTTGTGAATGGTGATGCGACATTGACGTGGAACTCACATACATTCTCTATGGACCGCGGACGTAGTTTCCAGATTGATTCTATGGATAATCAAGAAACAGCAGATGTTGCTTATGGACGTTTGGCAGGCGAATTCATTCGTTCTTACGTTGTACCTGAAGTTGATGCTTATCGTTTTGCGACAATGGCAGGCAGTGCAGGAACAACGGTTAACGCTGATTTAACAGCTACCACCGTTGTACAAGCAATCGATACAGCAGGCGCACAGATGGACGATGCAGAAGTACCGACAGAGGGGCGTATTCTTTACGTATCGCCACAAACTTATAACGCGATTAAGCAATCTGATTTGTTCGAGCGCAATGTTGAAACAGTCGGACAAGACGGCATTTCACGTACGTTCAGCATGTTTGATGGTATGCGAGTTGTTAAAGTACCTAAAACACGTTTCCAAACCGGATTTACGTTTAATGACGGTACGACAGTTGGACAAGAAGCGGGTGGATTTGTCCAAGCGGTTGGACAACGCGCTATTAACTTTATGATTGTGCATCCATCTGCAGTCGCATCTATTACTAAGCATGCTAAACCACGCGTGTTCAGTCCTGATGTGAACCAAGAAGCAGACGCGTGGAAATATGACTATCGTTTATACCACGATCTATTTGTTCTTGGCAATAAAGTTGATGGTATCTACGTACACGCAGTAGCAACAGCTAACGTATAAGAAATGGGGCTTAACAGCCCCTTTTAAAGGGGTGAGTAAATGATTAAACTAAAAAAAGGCGGTATCTACCGTTTTGTTGAAGAAAAAGACGTCGCTAAGTTTAAAAAGTTAGGTTTTAACGTTGTCGAACAAGAAAAACCTAAAACGGTCAAAGAAATCAAAAAGGCTTTAGATGATAAAGGTGTTGAGTATGACAGCGACATGAAAAAAGATGAATTACTTGCTTTGCTAGGCGGTGAGTAACGTGTACACAGACGAAACATATTACAATGGCACTTACAGAGGTATAGAAGTAGATTCAACAGAACTAACACGTATGCTAGCGCGTGCAAGTGATTATATCGATATGTTGACTAACTACAAGTTAAAAGCAATCGACATTAATACGCTCGATCCGTTCTTTCAAGAGCAAATCAAAAAAGCAACGTGTGCGCAAGTCGAATCGTGGCAAAAACAAGGCGGAATTGACGTTGTTGGTGCAGGTTATGACAGTGTGAATATCGGTAACTTTAGTTATAGTGGCGGTAGTGATTCACAACAATCGCGAGTTGATGCTAATGTTATTGGTTATCTAAAGCCGACAGGTTTGTTATACAGCGGAGTTAGTCGCTATGGTTATTAAACCTATATCAAAGCAGTTACTACCGCACACGGTCACGTATAGTGAGTATGAGGGTGTCAATTCGTGGGAAGATGAAACTATCTATTCAGAGCCTATCACTATCTATAACGTACGCGTGCAGTATAACAGTCGGTTTAATCAAACAGCCGATAGCGAGAACAAAACGTATAACGCGTTAATGTTTGTTGATGTGGTTAATACTAGCCCACAAGTTAATTTTGTTGAAGAATCAAAAGTTATGTTTGACGGTAAAGAAATGTTTATCACAGAGATTGAACCGGTGTACGCTGATACATTGCATCATTTAGAGGTGAAACTTGTATGAGTTATACGTTTAATCGTCGAAAAGTTAGAAAACGTTATGACAAAGCGTCACAACACGCGCAATTCATACTTGACCAGCAAATATTAAAAGATACTAACGAGTATGTTCCAAAAGATACAGGTAATCTAGTGAACAGTAGTATTATTCACAGCGTACCCGGTAGCGGTTTGATAGTATGGTCTACTAAATACGTAAGACGATTGTATTACGGCACACAAATGCGGTTTAGTAAGGATAGGAACGGTAAGGCTCAAGCGCTATGGTTTGAAGCTAGTAAAGCGAACAATAAGCGCAGGTGGCTTGATGTTGCTCGTAACGCGTTTAAGGGAGGGTTTTAATGTTATCGGATATTGTAAGAGAAACAGAACTAGCACTCACATTGTTTGATAGCATTATGCCTATGACGTTAAACGACGGCAACAGCATTGCTATTAAGACGACACCGACGACAGACGACAACTATCGTTTGAACGGTGGCAGGACATATGTGTTAGGTATTCAAGTTTTGGTTAGACATAACAAATGGCAAACGGCTTGGAAAACGATTCAAGACATTAACGATTTGTGGCAGTTCAAAAGATTGCCGATTGATGGACTAACAAACATACAAGCAACTACGAATCCTAACTTTATCGACAAGACGGAACATAAAGAATATGAGTTTACAGCGATTTATAATTTTGAATTTGAAAGGTAGGTTAAAACATGGCAGGATTTTTCTTGAATAGTGCATACACGTTTGAAATTGGCGATGACGTTACAACGCTCAATACGCTAGGCGCAGGATTGTCAGAAGTAGACGTACAAAACAACGAGGAAACAGACCAAACCGCTTATTTAGACGGTGACGGTTTCTTAACAACTGATGTTATTGGCGCACAGTTAACGTTTGAATTTACAGGCCACCGTTTATACGGTGACGCAGCACAAGACTTTGTTTTTGGCAAGGTTTTAACTTTAGGTAGCGCGCGTAATTGTCACTTTAGCGTAACTGATCCGGAGGGTGGCATCTTTGCAGGTCCAGCTACTGTAACAATTACTAGCGGTATTGGTGGCGGTGCGGCAAACGCTAAGAGTGAAATCTCATTCGGTGTACATTTCAATGGTAAACCAGCGTACACAGAACCACCAGTACCAGTCGTATAATAACACAAGGGGATAGCATTAGATTGTTATCCTCTTTTTTAAAAGGAGAATGAATATGCAAGAGTTTAAGTTTAATAACAGTTATGAAGAATTTAAAATTGGTGGCAAAACATATAAAGTCGATTTTAGCGATGAAAAGATTAAAGAATACATTAAGAGCATTAAAGAATACGAATCGCGCGCAAAAGAATTAGAAGAACGATCAAAAGGCGATTTATCAGAAGAACAGCAATTACAACTGATTGACGACAGCTTAAAAGAACTAGAATCATTTATTGATTTGGTCTTAGGAAAAGGTAACTTCACTGAAATCTATGAAGCTAGCGGAAAATCAATGTATAACATGCAATTGTTTAGTGAATGGCTTGCAGTATTTCTAGGTGAGAATGTACAGAAGAAAAAAGGCGACGCTATTAAACGATATAAGAAGTGATTAGATGTTTACACACGTAAAGAAAAATATTATCGAGCATGACGGACAAACATATGAGATTAACGACACTTTTAATAACGTGTTACTACTTGTCGAGATGCTAGAAGATGAGATGCTAGAAGATGGTGAAAAACTAGCTTTAGCGGTTGAGATTGCAACAGGTGTCGAGTGTTTGAATGGTGATGGGTTAACGCAAGATGTAGAATGGTTACTAGCGATGTATGATAAAGTGATAGATTATCTGTTTGACAAGAAAGCAGATGATGAAGAACAAAGCGATCCGATTTATAACTTTACGCAAGATAGTGAATTGATTTACGCATCGTTTTTACAAGACTACAACATCGACTTACTTAACGAGCTAGATAAGTTATCATTTACAAAGTTTAGTACGTTGCTAAGACAGTTAAGCGATGATACACCGTTCAAAAAAGCGGTTGGGTATCGTGTGACGAAGATACCACCATTAACAAAGTATAACAAAGACCAAGTAGAGCATTTAAAGGCTATGAAGCGCGTTTATGCACTCAAGAAAGATAATAAACCTAAGAACAACGACAAAGCACTAGACAGCGTATTTGGGGCTTTAAAAAGGTAGGTGAATTAAATGACAGATGGAAGTATTAAGATTGACACGAAGATAGACAGTAAACAGTTTGACAAAGATATGCAGTCTATCGAAAAAAAGTTGAAAAAGACGTCTGATAATCTTGGGAAGATGGGTAAGAATTTAACGACAGGCGTGTCATTACCAATTGCCGGACTATTTGCTGGTTTTGCTAAATCAGCGATGGACTTAGAAGCGACGGAAGCAAAGTATAACACGGTTTTCGAGGGTATGACTGATCAAGCAGATGAATTTATTAGCGAGTTTCAAAAGCTAACACCTGCCACAAAAGCAGAAGCGCAATCTATGGCGAGTGGTTTACAAGATTTGTTAATTCCAATGGGCGTTGCGCGTGATGAAGCAACCGACATGACTGGTGAGTTTATGCACGTTGCAGGTGCATTGGCTAACTTCAACAGTGGTACGCATACATCACAAGACGTAATGAACGCAATGAACAGCGCTTTGACTGGTCAATATGACAGTTTAAAAAGTTTAGGTATACAACTTGACGCAACAACCGTAAAAGAAAAAGCCGTGCAAATGGGTCTGGCATCATCAACAGATGAAGTTGACAAGAAGATGCAAGCGGAAGTATTACTAAGTGAAGTTTACGCACAGTCAGGCGATGCGCTTAATGCTTACAACGAAGAAAACTTAGATGCTAAAACTAAGATGCAACTAGCAAAAACGGAAGCGATTGATTTAGCGGCGAGTTTTGGTGAGTTACTGTTACCGATGATTAACAGTTTAATCGATGGTGTTAGAAAAGTTATTGAATGGTTCAGCGGATTTGATGAGGAAACGCAAAAAACAATCTTAACTGTTTTAGCTGTTGTCGCAGCGATTGGCCCACTTGTATTAATCATCAGTAAAGTTATCGGTGGTATATCGTCAGTTATCGGGTTTTTAACAGCAATGAATCCGATCGTTTTACTCGTTATCGGTGTAATCATTGCGCTAGTTGCAGTATTTACGGCATTATGGCAAGAAAACGAAACGTTTAGAACGAAAGTGATGGAAATCTGGAACAGTATCAAAGAGTTTTTTGCTCAAACGTTTGAAGTACTGAAAGAAGTCTTTAACACGTTTATAACGACTATTAAAGAGTGGTGGGCGAAATGGGGCGCTGATGTTATGCAGATAGCGTTCGATGCTTTTAATTTGATTTATGAAACGCTTAGTCAAATCTTCGGCTTTATTAAAGAAGTTGTTAGTCAATTTATTTCGACATTCCAAGAATGGTGGGCAAAATGGGGAGAAGAAATCGTTGCTAAAGTTGATTGGTTTTTCGGTATCGTGTTTCAAATTATTTATGAAGTGCTAGCGTTTGTTCAAGAAGCGATTGGCGAATTTATCAGTGTAGTTCAAGGTTGGTGGGATAAGTGGGGAGATACCATCATGAGCGTTGTTGATTTAGCCTTTACGTTCATATGGGAAACTATTTCAAACGTCATGGATACCATCATAAATCTTTTAAATGGTGCTTTCGATACAATTAAAGGTGTTTTTGAAACGGTTATGGGCGTTTTAACAGGCGACTGGGATAGAGCGTGGGACGGTATGAAAGACACTGTAAAAGGTGTGGCTAACATTATCGGCGGTATTGTCAACGGCATTATTGGCGGTGTTGAAACAATGGTTAATGCGGTAGGTCGTGCGATTAACAAGTTGCCTAGTTTTAGTATTCCGGATTGGGTTCCAGTTTTCGGTGGTAGTGAATTCGGTATACCTAACATCCCTAACGTGCGTTTACCACGCGTGCCAAGTTTGGACGTTGGTACTGATCGAGTGAAAGCAGACGGACTAGCTATGCTTCACAAAGGCGAGAGTGTTGTACCTGCCGACGTTGTTGGCGGTGGATATAGCAACGATAACGCTATGATGAAAGAGTTAATCAAAGCGTTACGAGAATACAAACCAACGATCAACATTGAAAAAATAGAAAACAATTCGGACAGCGACATTCCGAGAATTTTAGAACAATCGCAGTGGATTCTTGACAGACAAAGGGGGCGTTTAGATGGCTTGGTTTAGATTTAATGGTGAAGATAGTCGTGACTACAATATCAAAATTCATAATGACGTTTCTTTTGTCAGTCCTGAACGCGATATATCGTTTGCTCAAGTTCCAGGGCGTGACGGTGATTTAGCAATTGATAATGGGCGTTACAATGCTTATGACTATTCAATACCTATCACGTTAAATTTAAAAGATGGTGATAATGTCGATAGACAATCGAAACGTATCACAGAATGGCTTAAAACTAGTGAATGGGGCGAATTGGAACTATCGTGGTCACCAGACTATCAATACAAAGCAATGTGTTTTCAAACTTTTGATATGGCACGCACGCTTGAAACGTTCGGTCGCACAGTGATTAACTTCAGGCTTCAACCTATAAAATATCAGTCAAAAGAAGTCGTTTTAACCGACGGACTAACGATTGTTAATCGTGAAAAACGAGCGTCTAAGCCACTGATTAACATTGAGGGTATTGGTGCTATAACCATACAAAAAAATGGCGTAGAGTGGCTTGTATTAACGTCAGTAGATGGCTACATCACGATTGATAGCGAGTTAATGAGTGTGTACAAAGATAATCTACCGCAATACGAAAAAATGAACAGTAGCATCAGACCGATATTCCCGGTTATTGACCCAGGAGAAAATACGTTTACGATCACAGGTAACGTAACAAATATTACGATGGATTGTAGATGGGAGAGTGTAACATGATCCCGATTTTATATGATAATAAAGAAACAAGTTTTTCGTCGCTTGGTTTAGGTGTTTTGAAAGATGCTACAAGCGCTATCGTGACAGAAGAACGCAATGGTGTGTTTGAATTAGAATTAAAGTACAGCGTTGATGGAAAACTGTTTAACGAATTGAAGAACGATCGTTACATTAAAGTTGATGCGAATCCAAACAGCAAAGACCAGTTGTTCAGAATTATCCGTGTTGATAAGCCGATAAAAGGAGAAGTGACAGTATACGCTGAACACGTGAGTTACTTATCGCGAGATGTTGCGTTAAATCCAGTCGTTTCTTATAACGGAAACGCAGGCAGCGCACTAAATACGTGGTTAGACAACTTGATTGACGCCACGACTTTCAGTGTGTTTAGCGATATACTTACTGTAAAAAGTGGCACATGGAATATTGAAGATTATCAAAACGCTAGAAATGTTTTAGGTGGTAAACAAGGTTCAATCTTACAAAATTACGGTGGCGAATATCAATTTGACAACTATCACATTATGCTATGGAATCAACGTGGCAAAAATCGTGGTGTTCCGATTGTTTACGGTAAGAACATCATTGACTTAAATCAAGAAGAAGAAATAAACAGTACGTACACAAGTATTTATCCGTATCGCGTTTATGAAGATGAAAACGGAAATAAGATACGTATCACATTAACAGAAAAGTACATCGATGGTGATTACGTTAATAATTATGGTCATCGTAAAATTAAGACGGTTGCATTTGATGATGAATCAATTACATCTGAACAAGCATTACGAGATAGAGCAACGCAATACGTACAAGACAATAACATTGGATTACCAAAAGTTAATATAACGGTTAATTTTATTGACTTGGCAAGCACACTAAATTACAAAGATAGAGCAGTTGTTGAACAGATAGATTTATGTGACACACTTCCTATTATTTATGATAAAATAGGGATAGAAACAAAAGCAAAAATTGTTAAAGTTACTTATGATGCGTTGCGCGATCGTTATGAAACGTTAGAATTCGGTTCTATCAAAAGTAATCTATCACAAACAATCACAGAAACAGTCACGCAAGAAACAGAACGACTAGACAAAGAGATTGAATATGTACAGATTAGCGCTAACGGTAAGAACAAGATATTTAGAAGAGAAACAGAACCGACAGAGGGTATGACAGAAAATGATTTGTGGTATAAACCGGTCGGCGCAGGTGAAACAGAGTTATATCGCTTCACTGGTACAATGTGGTCGTTGGAAAAAGTATCAGCAGGGTTGCTTGGTGGTACGCTAGATGCCGGTAGTGGCGATTTAGACGTGATTAATTTAAACGCTAGTAGTATCGTGACAGGAACGTTAGATGCTTCGTTAGTCAACGTGATTAATCTCAACGCTAACAACATCATAAGCGGAACGATTGATGCTAACATGATTAATGCAACAACATTGAGCGCGATAACTGCGAATTTAGGTACAATTAACGCAGGTACGATTAACGGTGTACAGGTTAATTCAGCTAACATCGCTATAACCGAAGATATAAAAGTTGGTAAGAATATCTACCTCGGCGATATGACAACTTTTTCAGAGTTAAAAATGGTTCGGTTTAATAATTCAGCGAATATCACGGGTGGCCGCGGCTTTGCCGGTGCGGGCATCGCCATAAACAGTGACGAGCTTTATCTTGGCGCCTTAGAAATTTACTTCGAGGGCGGTTCTACTGTTCAGTTCTTTTCGCAAACTGATACACAACGAAATCTTAATTTTAGCGGTCATTTAACGATTAATGTTAGCGGTCAGACGAACTTATCAAACACAACAATCAACGGTTCCACACCGTGGACAGACGGCAACGACGGAAGCGGTTCAGGTCTTAGTGCTGATGACGTCGATGGACTGCATGCTCATCAGTTTTTACGTAGTGACACGTCAGATTCTACGAGTGGTAGTCTAACCGTTGGTGGGTCGTTAACGACAGATAGCGGTCTTGTTGTCGGAAGTGGATTGACGATAAATGGCGGAACAATACGTAGTGTACCAACGTACAACTACACAACATCGCTAGCATCGAATATGCACATCGCAAGTAGCGGACTTGTTTATCGCTCGACATCCGCAAGCAAGTACAAAGGCGACATACAACCGATTACGCGCGACTTCAACGACGTTCTATCGCTCACACCAAAATCATGGTGGGATAAAGCGGAACTAGCTGAAAATAACGGTGATACAACGGGCTTGTGGCGCCATCACGGACTTATTGCGGAGGACTTAGTTAACGCAGGACTTGACGAAATGGTTATCTGGTATGACGGTCAGCCGGAAGGCATACAGTATGAACGCTTGGCGGTATACTTAATACCGATAGTAAGAAAATTGACGCAACGTGTCGAAGAATTAGAAAGGGTGATTAAATGAGTTTATCAGAATTTAGACGGATAGACATTCGATTAGACAAAGCAAACGATTATATTCCGCAACGAATTTACGCAAAGCAAGGGGACGTAAACGGACGTGAGCTATACGTTCAGCTTACGAACAATGGCGAGGTTGCCAATACGACCGGAACAACGCTTAATCTCGGTTGGACGCACTTAGCGACAGGTGGGACGGGGTTAGATTCGTTCACTATCGTTGATGTGACGCAAGGTATTTACAAACATTCGTTCACAACAGCGTTCTTGCAACCGGGCCGTGTCGAGTGTTCGATTCAGATTGTTACTGGAACGGATATTGTAAATAGCCGGACGTTTATCGTAGATGTCGCTTCTAGCGCATTTAATGAAACAGCGGTTGCGAGCGATAATTCGTTTACAGTGTTGCAGGACGCTTTATTGACGGTGAGTTCTTACGATGGTAGGATTTTAACCCTCGAAAACACCAAGGCTGAGCAAGTTTATGTCGAAGGCGAAGTCGGTAGAATTGACGCACAGTTGGCACAAAAGGCGAATCAAGCAGCCTTAGAAGTTGAGAAGGCACGAATAAACAACTTAACTGCTAACGCTGGTGACGTAACCAACAATGCTGAACTCTTGGATATACGAGTAGGTTATGACGGTATCACGTATACCACGGCAGGCGAAGCAGTAAGACAAACGATTGGCGCTTACATGACATTAGAAAACGAAAGTTGGGTGGTTTAAATGGCTGATAAAATGATGCGTATGGCTGGACGAGATTACGCCTCCGGCCAAGCTAAAGCAATAAAAACAAACAACACAGGAGCAATCGAAGTCGCTAAATTAGATGAAATATTGAGTAATCAAAAAACAATAATCAACGTTATGAATAGCGATAAGTTAATTTTCGGTACGTACTGGGATAAGTCGAGTAATCCAGTTATGCAACGTACAGATGCGGCTGCGGGTTTAAACGCAGCAATAGGCATTGATGGCGAATACGTTGTTAATGACTTCGATAAGATGCCGATTTTCGGTGAAATACACGACGTGATGGACGAATACGGCAATTACTTCGTCAGAATACCTAAGTTTTACATTAAAAAAGTTGATGGTCCTAATTTTAAACTTGTTCAGGTATCAAAAACACGCTATCCGGGCTTTTACTTACCATTTGTTTTTTGGGATTTTGCCAATAATGTTGAGCTTGATTACTTTGATTTCGGTAAGTACAAAGGCTCCGAAAGTGCAGATGGAAAACTGGAATCTAAGCCAGACAAGTTTCCGTTAATTAATAAAAATATTGTGCAGTTTAGAATTTTAGCAACAGCAAACAACGATGAAGTGAACGGCGTGACTGGCTATCAACAATTAGATATACACGCTGTGGACGTCTTACAGACGTTATTTACTGTTGAATTTGCAACGTTACACTCACAGTCTGTCATGCCCGGATTCACTGCAGGTAATTACTCAGATTCTCATGTTGTGACAATTGAAGAACTATCAACAAATCGCGCGATCGTATCAAATGCAACAGCAAGCGCTTTTAGCGTTGGTGATCCAATCTCAATCGGTACGAGTCGCGGCGGTAATCAAATTTTTTACGGTCGAGAAATCACAGCTATCACAGTATACGACGCTGAAAATCAAGCCATTGAATTTAGCGGCGATCCTGTTGATATTAGCGTCGGAAATTTTGTTTATAACACCGGCTGGAAGAATGGATTTAGTCGCAATGTTTTGGCGACGAGTGGCGCTATCAAATCGAATAACGGAAAAACACCTTGTCATTATCGAGGGATTGAATCGCCGTGGGGCGACATTTATCAATTCGTTGACGGCGTTAATTTTACAGATCATCAGACGTGGACGTGCGAAAACGCGAAACTATACGCTAGCAACGTATTCGCGGATCCGTACAAAAAAGTCAGCTATTTAAATTCGGCTACAAACGGATACGTAACAGATTTAGGACATGATCCGACACATCCGTACGCAGCACTACCGATTTCTGTTGGCGGAGGAACGACAACATATTATGCAGATAACTATTATCAAACGCTAGGCGCGAGAATCGCACTCTTCGGTGGCTCTTGGTCCTCTGGAGCGTCTGCCGGTTTGTTCTTCTGGTATCTGTATTTTACGTCTTCGGCTGCGACTGTCACTATTGGCGGGCGCCTTCTTAAAAAGGCCTCTTAAGGGGGGTAAGGGGGGAGTACTCCCCCCTAGGTTTTGGGGTGGAAGATGCAAGCTCGCGCAATTCGGTGGCAATTGGAACAATGGAGCGAATGCCGGTTTGTTCTTCTGGAATCTGAATTATACGTCTTCGAATGCGAATGTCAATATTGGCGGGCGCCCTCTTATTAAAGAGAATGCAGTAATTACTATTGCATCTTTCATTCCGCGCCACTTGGCGAAAATTAGACCGACAAAGAGCACGGCTGAGTAGCGATGCCGAAAATCCGTGAGGTTAATAAGAAAAAAGGAGAAACTCTTTGAAAAGATTTGGTTACTTATTTGACGAAATAACGTCAATAGACAATATACAATTAGCAATTCATAAAGCGTCCAAAGGTAAGAAAAAACAACGTAGAGTTATTGCTATCCTGGATAACGAATATTTCTACGCTAATCAAATTAGAAACATGTTGATCAATGACGACTTTATCCCCTGTGAACCCAAAATCACAACGATAAAGGACGCGGGAACAGGAAAAGAACGCAAGATATACAAACCTAAATTTTATCCGGACCAAATCATACATTGGTCGCTGATGTTGGTGTTAGAGCCAATTTTGATGAAGGGTATGTATCGTTATTCGTGTGGGAGTATCCCGGGACGAGGGACGTCATTTGGCCAAAAGGCGGTGAGAAAATGGATGGATAACGACCGTAAGAACACAAAATATTGTTTTAAGATGGATGTTAAAAAGTTTTATAACTCCATCGATAACGATTTGATGAAAGCGTGTTTTAAGAAGAAAATCAAAGATAAAAAGTGTCTGAATCTTATTTTTAAGATAATCGACAGTGTGGATGGACAGCCAATTGGTTACTATACATCACCTTGGTTTTCAAATTTCTTTTTACAAGGCTTAGATCATTACATCAAAGAAAAATTAAAAGCTGTTTATTATGTGCGTTACGTGGATGACTTAGTTATTTTCGGTCCAAACAAAAGAAAATTACACAAGATGCACAAGATGATAAAAGTCTATCTCGCTAATCTTAAACTAAGTATTAAAAAGAATTGGCAAGTGTTTCGAACAGCATGCAGAGACGTTGATTTTCTAGGTGTAAGGTTCTTCAAAGATAAAACAATTTTGAGAAAGAGAAACGCACTTAAAATAAGACGTCGAGTTAAGAAAATCATCAAAAAAGGTTACTTAAATGAAAAAGATGCATCCGCTGTTGTGAGTTACTGGGGATGGATCAAGAGAACGAACAGCTACACGTTTTACAACAAGTACGTCAGTCCGTTTATCACGATAGAATTATGTAGAAAGGTAGTGAGTGTTAATGCCAAAATACGGCAAGCTAATCAATGGAGAATTACAAACAAGCAACCATATTATGCAAGATTACAAACCAATTACGTATGAACAGATACCAGATTTTGACCAACAAACGCATGCTGTTTATCAGTTAGATCCAGTCGATCGCGGAGACGACATTTATATCGGCATCAGAGTCGAAGAATTAGAGTTAGAAGATTTCGATGACACATTTGAATTTTAAAAGGAGGAATACGAATGAACTACGACATTAATAACGTACTAAACGCGTTATCAAACGAATATGCGCAACAACTAGCGCAAGCCAATCGAAAGGTAGCAATTTTGACAGAAGAAATCCGTATTTTGAAAGAAGAAAAAGAAGAAACGGAAAAATCGTAATATGGACTTAACAACAATCAAAGACAGTCTATACATTGCCGGAATCATGATAAGCGCAGTTGTTGCTTTTTACAAAATAGCGAAAAATCTCAACACAACACTACTTAATCTAAACTATGAAATTAGTAAATTAAATGACAACATGGACTACACACAAAAAGAGATGCGCAAAGCTAACGAAATAACGAATCAACGCTTAAATAAAGGTTCAGAGAAGTTTAATAATCACGAAGTAAGAATCACAAAACTTGAAACATGGAGGGATAGCAAATGAATTTAAATGGTGTAACAAAATCTACTTGGGTGCGCTTAATTAGTATGTTACTCGTATTCATCAATTTGATCGCGCGTGAGCTATTTAACTTTGAGCTACTACCATTTGACGATGAACAAATTAACGACGGTGTGAGCGTGTTGTTAACGGTTGTCATCGCTACTTGGGGAACGTGGAAGAATAACAGTGTCACAACGAAAGCACAGGAAGCGGATAAAGTTTTGAAAGGAGATAAATAACATGAGAGTAGCATTAGATGCAGGACACGGATTAAATACACCAGGAAAACGCACACCAGACGGAGAACGCGAATGGTCATTTAATAACAAGGTTGTCAAAGCGATTACAGAGCGATTGAACGATTATGAAGATGTTAGTATCGTTAGACTAGACGACCCGACAGGTAAGCGTGACGTCCCTTTAAATGAGCGCACGTACAAAGCTAACAAATCTAAAGCGGATATTCTTGTATCAATTCACCATAACGCAAACAGTGGCAAATGGGGTTCATGGGGTGGAACAGAAACATATTCATATGAAGCAAATCTACCGCAAGCAGAAAAGCTAGCGAAAACGATTAACGATCGCGTTGTTTCTATTAACGGATTAAGAAATCGTGGCACGAAGAAAGCAAACTTCCACATGTTACGAGAATCAAACATGACAGCCGTATTACCAGAATTAGGATTCATGGATTCCACAACAGATATTAAAGTCATGCGTGATGATAACATGTTAAAGAAAATCGGTTATGGGATCGCTGATGAAATTGCTGAATACGGTAAACTTAAACTTAAAAAAGTTGATAAAGAACTTTATCGCGTTCAAACGGGTGCTTTCAGTAACAAAGATAACGCTGATAGACTAGCTAAACAGCTTGAAAAAGCAGGGTTTGACACGTACATTGTTAAATATTAATTTCGGGCACTCACTTAGGTGGGTGCTTTTTTATTTAAAAAAAACTTCAACTTTTTCATTAAATATACTTGCATAAGATAAAGTAATATGGTATACTATAAGTATAGTAAAGATAACAAAGGAGATGGCGAACATGGAAGTGAATTTCATTTTAGAAAAAGAGGAAGAAAAAGCAAAAGAATTAATGATTGACGATCTAGCTAGCGAATTTGTAGATTATTTATCAGAAACATTTGAAGATGAAGCGGACGAGGAATTGGTTAACAACTGGTTAAATGAACGGTATAAAACTTTCGTATTGGCATTAGGAGATGAATCAGATAAGGTTATTCAAGATTTCAAAACAAATATAGCTTATTTATAAAATAATACTTGCACAAGATAAAGTAATATGATATAATGAACTTAACAAATCAAAGGAGATGGCATACATGCTAATAATTACAAACGTAACACAAGACAAAGTGAGAGAAACAAACGATATTTTATACACCGTTCAATTTTGGAAAGCAGACGATCACATTACAATTTACGATGGTGGAACACCGATATTTGAAGGATCGTTACTAAGCATGTTAAAAAGTAAATCATTAAGAGAAAGAGATTTATTATAAAAGGAGGAACAACATGACAAACGAACAAAAGGTGATGGCGCTGATACTAGCGCCTAAGCCTACAAATTACGAGGTGTGGCAAGAAACAGGCATCTCACAAGCAACATTATCAAGAATTAAAAGCGGTCATATTGACGTTAATAAACTCACGTCAGAACGCTTTAATAAACTTTTGAAATGCTATTACAGAAACGAGGCTAAAATAAATGAATAGCGAAATGTACAGCCGATTGAAAATAAGGTTAGACAGTTGCAACAACGTTGAACGATTAGAAACGTTTGAGAGCGACTTAGTAGAGTTAAGTAGAATCACAAGAGGGAACGTCAGAAACATCATCATAAGCTTTCTAATGGACGTACAAACGAAGATGGAGGAGATGGAATCATGGGAACGATAAAGTATAGAAATACAGAATACACAGTTAACGACTCGTGGGAGAGAAACGGTGTTGTTTCAATAAAGGCGTATAAGATATTCGATTGGGGATTTGGTGTGCTAGAAGTGTTTTATGCGGATGAATATATAAACTATAATGAAAACAAAATGACAGCTAGCGACATTGAATACTTTATTTTAAAAAGAGGTGAACAACAATGAGATGTGAACAATGCCGAACAGTGTTTGAACAAGGAGAAACTTATATCGAATTCGACAACGACAGAACTTTCTGCGATACGGAGTGTTTTATCGAATGGAATAAAGAGATTGGCTTAGTTGAAAAGGTGGTGGACGAGGATGAGTGAGTATCCTTTCCCTAATCACCCAACATCCGAAGAAGAAGCGGAACGAGTAGAACAACTTATGAAAGACGAACAAATAACAAAGGAGATGGGACAATATGAACGTAACGCAAAAACTAATTAAGGTACAGAATGAACTGAAAGCGCCAAAAGGGAACTACAACTCTTTTGGTAAATACAAATATCGTAGCGCTGAAGATATATTAGAAGCAGTAAAGCCTTTAAACGCTGATAACGGGCTTTTACTAACATTATCTGATAAACCTACCCTCATTGGTGAATGGCACTACATCGAAGCGACAGCGACGATAACGGACGGTGAAACGTCGTTGAGTGTTACAGCTTATGCCCGTGAATCATTAAATAAAAAAGGTATGGACGAATCACAAATAACAGGTACAGCATCATCATATGCACGCAAATATGCTCTAAACGGTCTTTACTTGATTGACGATACAAAAGATGCTGACACTGACGAATATCAACAACAAACGAATCAAGAACAAGCGTCTAAAAAAGCAAGTGACAAGCAACTTGATTTAATCACAAAGTTATTAAAAGGTGATAACGATCGTTTAAACAAAATGCTAGAGTATTACAAAGTAAAAGACTTAACTCAACTAAGCGCAGCGCAAGCATCAGCAACAATTAAAAAACTACAAGGGCAGTCTTAACCGATTGCCCGAAAGGGGTATAATATGAACTTATATGAACTTAGTGAGAAATATGCACAAATACAAGATATGATTGAATCAGGACACGATGGACTAGACGACACGTTAGAATCACTTGAAGATGCGATCGATGACAAGTTAATCGGTTACGCTAGCATCATCAGAAACTTAGAAGCGGACGTCAAAGCAATAAAAGAAGAAAAATCACGACTAAGCGACAAGCAACGAACATTGGAAAACAGTATCACACGTTTAAAGAACAACGTAGAAATCAATTTAAGAGCCACTGACAAGCGAAAGTATAAGGCAGGACTATTTACATTCAGTCTAGCTAAAAACCCGCCACACGCCGTTATTTTGGACGATAAAGCTATTCCTAAGCAATATTATATCGAGCAAGAACCAACGTTAGACAAAAAGACGTTGCTCAACGACTTAAAAAATGGCGATGTTCCCGGTGCGGAATTACAACAGTCTGAAAGTTTAAGAATTAAATAGAAATAAAAATAAGAAATAAAATAGGAGGAATAAACATGATTGCATGGATTGCACTATCTATTGTTACGTTAGCAATGATTTCACAGTTACCTAAAGCGATTAAATTTCAAGATGAATTGGAGGAAGAATAATGCTATTTATATTTCAAGTGTTGCTATTGTTTTCAATGTTTGTTTTCTTAGTCGGATCGTATTCAAAAGGTGAATTTAGCAATAAGGTTCCATTGATTATGTTTATATTCACTTCTATACTGTTTTTATTTACAGTGGTTGTCTTATGATGGTGCCTAAACCAAATCACAACAGACGAGTGCCAAAACGTGGCGATCGTTCTAAGTTTAGCAAACAAACACGTCATCAAGTATATGAGCGAGAGAACGGCTTATGTCAGAATTGTGGTGGTCGTGGTAGTGAGGTTCACCATGTTTTTCCAAGAAGCCGTTCCGGTCGCAACGTCATCACAAACGCACTTCTACTATGCGATACATGTCACAGACTTATTCATAAAGAGAATGCGCTTATGGATTTTTGGATTGACAAGTATACGGATATTTACGGTGAGAAGTTTTGGCATGATGAATACGATTGAAGTTAGCTATATGCTAGCTTCTTTTTTATGTAACAAGGTGTGACATTTTTGTAACAAGTAACGGTTGTATTATTGTAATAGTCATGATATGATTAATACAAGATAAAGAAAAGAGGTGAGCAACGTGGAGAATATCGTTATAAGAATTGACGCAGAAACGAAGAAGAAGTTAAAACTTTATGCTATCGAGATAGACAAAAACATGACGGACGTTATCAAGTTTTTAATCAATCAAGAATTAACACAAAAAACAATGACAAAGGAGAATGAATAATGAATCAGTTAACAAAAGTGTTTGAAGAACAAAATTTAACAATTATCAATGTAGGTGGAGAACCTAAGTTTTTATTGAAAGATGTTTGTGACATTTTGGGGTTAGGGAACTCAAGACAAGTTAGAACTAGATTAGAAGATGACGTCATTACCAATGACATCATCACTGATAATTTAGGTAGAGAGCAACAAGCAACGTTTGTAAATGAAGATGGCCTTTATGACGTAATTCTTGACAGTCGTAAACCGGAAGCTAAAAAATTTAGAAAATGGATCACTAGCGAAGTTTTACCATCAATCAGAAAAACAGGCGGTTATAAAGTTGACCCAACCGAATTATTACTAGAAACAGCATTAGAACAACGTCGAGAGATTAAAGTTATTAAAGACGATGTTAGCATGTTAAAAGGGACGATGAGAGTGTCGTCGTTAGAACAACAAGAGTTAAGAGATGCGGTTAATAGAACAGTTGTAAGAGAGTTAGGTGGAAAAGAATCACCTGCATATAAAAACATTAGCAGAGTAACTTTTTCATCGTTTTGGAAAGAGTTTAAACAATACTTTCACGTACCACGTTACGGTGATTTACCAACAGTCAAATTTAAAGACGGGTTAAGCTTCGCGGAAAATTGGAAACCTAACACGCCTTTACAAATGGATATTAACTCTTATAACGATCAATCACAATTATTATAAGAAAAAGAAGCGGATAACACCGCTTCCCACGTTGTTTTGGACAACTTATTTGAATACTATTATAACACAAAAGGAGAATGAATAGTGATTGATGAGGAATTGATTTCTAAAACGGTTTTAGCCACTAGTAAAATGGATGGGGTAGTAGTTGAAGTTTTTTATAAATACGGTGAGGTTGTTCAGTTATCTGTCTATGACAAATTTGGCGGAGTTAAAATAAATTCAATTGAAGATTTACATGGTTTTATGAGTGATTATCCAGATGAGAATAGGAATAAAAATGATTAAAAGGTTGGTGAAAGTATGAATTTAGAAGAAAAACGCATACAAAAACGCAGAGGAGAAACGCCAAAACAAACTTTAGAATCTGTTTTAAATGAATCTAATGACATTAAGGAAATCGTTATTTCATATGTAGATAGTGACGGTTATGCTCACGCAAGAGTTTCTATCGATAGTGTTTTTAAAACGATAGGAATGTTAGAAATAAGTAAGCAACAATTAATTTTGGAATCGGAAGTGGAATAAATGAAAGAATACGCATTATATAAAGGTGACGATCTAATCGGTATCGGCACAATAAAAGAGTTAGCAGAGTTAACTAACGTAAAAGAAGATACGATAAAATTTTACGGCATGCCTGCACATATAAAACGTAAGAAAACAAATAACTTTAAAATACTAGTAAAACTTGAGTAGCTTAGCGGCTACTCTTTCTATTAATCTGTTGTTGACAAATGTTATGTATTGTTATAAAATATAATCAAAGGAGATGAATAAAAATGATGAACACGAAAGAATTATGTCAGTTTTTAAACGTTGTACCACAAACTTTATGGAGATGGAGGAATCAAGATGACGCTATTCCACACATTAAGCATGGTAAAACTATCAGATATGACAAGAACGAAGTTATTCAATGGTTGAAAGAAAAGGAGAAAAAACAATGAACCATAGCTTTAATATTGATATTGCTAAAGAATACAGTATTGAAGAAGCAATCATATTAGAAAACATGGCCTTTTGGATAAACAAAAACATGGCGAACAAAAAGAACGAGCGTGATGGCCGATATTGGACTTACAACAGTCAATCCGCTTTAACTAAGATATTTCCTTACTGGTCACGATCGCAAATACAGAGAATAATAAAGAAGTTAGAAACTAACGAATTGATTATAAAAGGTAACTTCAATAAGGCCGGATACGATAAGACAACATGGTACGCTTTAACAGATAAGTCTCTTGAAGCCTACGGGCTGTTGATTGTGCGAAATCGAACAATGGAGTGTGCGAAATCGAACAATGGAGTGTGCGAAATCGAACAACCTATACCAGTTATAAACGCAGTTATAAAAGAAGATATAAAAGACCATAATGTCGAGAGTGAACATGAAGAAGAAAAACCCGTACATTCGGCTAAAGCCGAACAAATCCCTTATAAAGAAATTGTAGAATATCTTAACAGTAAGACTAATAAAAGATTTAACTACAAATCAAATAAGACTAGAGATTTAATTAAAGCTAGATATAATGAGGGATACCTTGTAAACGATTTTAAAAAAGTAATAGATTACAAATGTAAAGAGTGGTTAAATAATAATACAATGAACAAATACTTAAGACCAGCAACGTTATTTAGTAACAAGTTTGACAATTATATAAATGAAGTACCAAAAGAAAGAAAAGAAAAAAGTTCCGCTAAAAAAGAAAAGAAAGAAAGTTTACTAGACGAATTATTCTAAAGGAGATGTTTAAGTGGAATCACAAGTTATAGGTTGCATACTACAAGAGAACACACTAGCGAAAGATACAATACTGCAAGAGAAACACTTTTCAGATATGAACACACGTATTATATTTAAAGAGTGCGTAAAACTAGCGAACGAGGGTAAAGCTATTGACCAAGTGAGTTTACTAGATGGCTTGTTTGAAAAAGTACCAGACGACGTTATAAACGAAATAGCGACGTTTGAATTTAAAGCAAAGCTAGAAAACTTTGATACGTATGAAAAACAAATCATAGATAAGTATAAGAAACGTGAATCGAAGCGGATTGTTCATAAACATTTAGCTGATGATGAATTAGATCGCGCAGCGCTTATAAAAGAGTTAAATGACTTAGAGAAAGAAAGCAAGATGGAAGATGGCGAACTTACTCACGTCTATCAACACATGATTACTAAACTGTATGAGGAACGTCAAGACATTAACGGGTTTAAGACAGGACTAAGAGAGTTAGACAGATTAACAGACAAGTCAACTGATGGAGAATTAATTATTGTGGCTGGGCGTCCGTCGATGGGTAAGACAGGATTTCTTATTAAGCTTGTAGACAGTGCGATTGAAGATGATTACATACCGATCGTGTTTAGTCTTGAGATGCTAAAAGGACAGTTATCAGCTAGATTGGTAGCGCAAAAAGCATTAATTAATTCAAAGGCAGTGAAATATCCGCAGTTATTAGGTGATAACGTTGAAAAGTATAACGAAACTGTTAATCATTATTACAAGAAAGAACACTATATCTTTGATAAGCTAAAATCATTAGATGAGATGAAAGTAGCTATCAGACGTATCGCGAGCAAGTCAGATAAGCCGATAGCAATATTTATTGATTACTTACAGCTTATGAAGTCAGTCAGCAGAAAAGAACGTGAGGACTTGCGTATTGCTGAAATAACGGGAGAACTAAAGTCAATGGCGTTGGACTACATGTGTCCGATCGTTTTACTATCACAATTAAATCGTGGCGTAGAACAAAGACAAGACAAACGACCGGTCATGTCAGATTTACGCGATGCGGGCTCGATTGAGCAAGACGCTGACAAAATTTTACTTTTATACCGTGACGATTATTACAACCGCGACCAAGAACCGACTAACGAACTTGATATAATTGTCGCTAAGAACCGAGAGGGTCAAGTTGGAACTGCAACAGTAAGATATTACTTAGAAACAGGAGCGATGAAGAATTGACATTAGGCGAACTATACTTAGAAGCAAAGAAACATAATCAACTTGAATTAGAAGTGTTGATACACTTTTTAATAAGCAATAAACATCAATCATTCCAAGACGACGTGTCAGAGCTTAATAAATACTTCGCAGAACGTCATAAAGAGAAGATTAATGTAATTATTCATGACGAGTTAAAAACACGCTCACGAGCGTTTAAAACGTATCTGATAGACGATAAGATAATAGCGCGATCACAAACGTTATCAGACTTACAATACAGTCTATCCAAACACAAAGTAAAATATAAAGACATAACTATAATTGATGATGATTTTTATAAAGAAACGTATGTAGAAGATGATGACGGGAATTTTAGAATAAAATCAAAAAAAATAAATTTACCAAACAAACTAACTTTATTAGGATATATTAAATAAAATCGTTTAATATATAATGTAATTATGATATAATATAATCAAAGGGGGTTACAACATGAGGACTAAGCAAACACACACGTTTTACATGTCGGACGATACAAAACAAAAGTTGAAACAACTATCAAAAGAAACAAGAATAAGCATGAGCGAACTATTAGAAAAAGCAGTCGTAAAACTATATACAGAGATGAAAGAAAATAAAACAAATGGAGAGTGAAGATAATGACTGAAAAAGTAAAAGTGCCAAAATGGTTTGATGGATGGTATAAGAGTTTTGGAGGAAATGAATCTTATGTATACGCGAAATTCTATTTCTTATCTAGAGTTGGTTTTGGTTATGGATTGCAAGGATTTGGAGAAACAGAAAATAAATTCGTTAATGACAAACAAATAACCAGCTACGTCAATACTCACAAAGAAGAATTAATCAGAGCAATTTTAGACGGTTATGAAGTAGAGCCGGAATATATTGAAATTACGCCGGTTGAAGCTTATGAAAGATATTACAATGACGAATACTTTTTTAGAAGTGATGAAACCACAAAAGGATATGACATCGCTACACTGCAAGACTTTATTCCTTACCAAATCAAAAGATACAATATTAAATTTTACATCAAAAAGGAGAATGAATAATGATTAACAGTAGCACAATTGTAGGAAGATTAACACGCGATCCAGATTTAAGATACAGCCAAGCAGGTAAAGCGGTATGCAACTTTACGTTAGCGACTAACAGACCATTTAAAAATGCACAAGGTGAGAATGAAGCTGATTTTATTAAATGTTTAACTTTTGGTAAGCAAGCGGAGAATCTAGCAAATTATATGCGAAAAGGTAGTTTGGTTGGCGTTGAGGGACGAATTCAAACAAGAAGCTACACAAATAAGGATGGCAATAAAGTTTATACGACAGAGGTTGTAGCTAATCAAGTTTCATTCTTAGATAACAAGAAAGACAATCAACAACAAAAACCACAAAACAATCAATCACAAATGGAACCGATCGACATCGATGATAGTCAACTTCCGTTCTAAGCAGGGTAAAACCTGCTTTTTACTAAATAATTATTGACATATGTTACAACAGTGTTATAATAAAGGTGGCAAAACAAAGGAGATGGATAATGTGATAGAAGATTTGAAACCGTGGGAAGCTGTTAAGTTTGAATGGGGTGGCGGTGTTAGACATCGTAAAGGTAAATGGCAAACGATTTTTTTAAAAGACGGTCAAGAAATAGACGTAAGTGAAATGAACGTAATTTTACATGATAACGGAATCGAATTTTATAAGGAGATGAAATAATGGAAGAACGTATTACAATCAGAGTGAGCAAAGAAGAAAAAGAACGCTTATTCAAAATATCGAAACAGTTAGGTATACCGCTAAGTAGCTTGATTAAAATGGCGCTACACGAATTTATTACTGAAAAGAGGTTATAGTATGGATCGTGAATCTTTAATTGAGCAACTAGCGTTAGTTACAGGGTATAACAAATCGGCTTATGAAAAGATGACTGATGAGGAACTAAAAAAAGAAATGAAGCGGTTATATGGTTGAGATGAAAAGCGTCATCGAAATGATGATGGAAACATCACGACGTATCGATAAAGCGACGAGAGTACTGCATACGTTGGCTAAAGATAAAGCGGAGGCCCAACATAACTACGTTATTAAAAAAGCGCAGGAAACGCTTATTTTAAAGCAGGAGGGAATGAGTGTCACGCTTATACAGGATATTGTAAAAGGAAAGTGTGCTGACGAGTTATTAGAGCGTGACAGAACAGAAGAAGTGTTTAAAGCTAGTATAGAGAGTTTGAGAGCAATGCAATCACAACTAAGCGCGTTGCAAAGCATTAGTAAGTATCAGAGCGAGGTGTAACATGTTTGGCGCATTAATTATATTGAGTATTGTATCAATCGGATCAACAGCTATTGTAAGTATATTAAACTACTATTTAGCAAAGGAGATGTCAGAACGTGCTGACAAAGTACAATCAGAAATCAAGATTATTTACTGACGAAGAAGATATCAAAATCATCAATTTAAAGTACATCAACGGTAAGAAGCCAAAAGAAATAGCTAAGTTGATGAATCGTGATGAAGCACAGATATCTAACAGGATTGATTCGCTTGTGAGTACAAACGAATGGGCGAAGTCGTTACACATCATTCACTTAGAAACAAAAGCGAGAGCGAAAGAACTTAGAGATAAAAAGATTATCAGTATGCACAGACGAGGTATATCGCGTAAAAATATTTCTATTCAGTTAGGTGTGGCAAGACAGACAGTAACAAATGTGGTGAAACGATGGAATTTCGAGAACTGCTTATCAGAGCGTTAAGTGAAAAAGGTATCTATCAAGCTAGGAAGATGAGTATTGAAGAAATGCGGAAGTTACTAGCTGAATTACAACGTGTGGATGAGGTGATAAGTGATGGAAATTAGATGCAGCAATTGCGGTTTTGATTGTGGCGGTAAATGTGTTGACTTTGACCAATTAATAAAAGACGGTAAAACAGTTGAAGCGTTGCAATATTTTGCGAAAGAAGGATATGAAAACGGTAATTTCGGAAATACAAGAAAAAATTAATCGAACATGCGGCACTATTAATAACTGAGCATGAAGGATTGGATTATTATAAATTATTGAAAAATCTAAAAAAGATATTATGAAACTAGAACAGGAGGTGGATTGAATGTTTACTAGCGAAAAAGCTTTAGTGGATAAACTAGTAAT